TCGAAGCTCTGGCAAGGATAAGAAGCTTGGAATCTTCTTCATGATGATGTTATAAAGTCTATCTGTGTGGTTGCTTCTGATGCAGTCAGTAACACCCAATTCCCAGAGGAGTTCGACGCATCTGTCACGATCATCGCCAAGACTCTGCTCATAGGCTTGAGGGGTTCCCTCGCTCCATTTAGAAATGGTTTGGAAGTCAATTTCGTCACCTATGGTAACTGTCTGGTCTGGCTTGAACGTCTGTAAAAACTTGGCAATATTGCGTGTGACATGCACATCCTCGAAAGGCACCTGCAAGTCTGAAAGTATTACGATTCGCTTAATCGTCATCCTCATCTTCGTAGGGGATATTGTCTATGCGATTGGGTAAGCCCGGGATAATCCAATCGGGAAAAGATTCACGATCACCGAGCATCCAGAAAGCATGAGTCTCTGAAAAACCTGCTCTGCGTAAAGACTTGTAATACTCGTTCATCGCTATGCAATAAGCATCGAGCGCGCTGTAAGTATCTAAGTCTATGACTGGTCGTTTCCTTGCCATAGGATAAGTGTTACTTACCTAACATCTCGATTATGGTATCGACACGCGTTTCAAGGCGATTGACCTGATCCTTGATAGATGAGCCGCCGTTAGGCTTTAACTCTGCTAAGTAATGTTTAATCATGAACTGCGTATAAGCAGCCAAGCCGCCTAGAACTGTAACTACTCCTACAGCCCAAGCTGCTAGGTCTGCCGCGGTCACTTTTTCGGAGTTGCGTATCCGAATACGCCCGCTAATACAGCCCAAAGGATTGAGCGATAATCAAGTGCGAAGTTAGACGCACCCCAAGCAGCTAAAAAAGCACCTGCTGTAAGAATTGCTGGATTCTTCATGTTCATTCGGTTCCGCCTATCATCGGGATATTAAAGAACGAGCCATCTGACTCGCCTTTCTTAGTGAAAGAAATGTGGCAATGCTTCCGATGCGGATTAGATCCTTTGTAAGTTCTCCAACGCCAGCCCAAGATAGGCGATGCAATTCGTCCATCGAAGATGATGTACTTGATGCGCTTGTCTCGCTTCGCAGCTTGACGAATCTGATCTGCCAGATTAGGCATAAGGTCTGGTTTGCCGGATTGACCTGCAAGGTCTCTGTCAATGTCCAAGGCGAATACCCAGCCTTTAGCATCGGGGATGTGATCAGAGCGACCCGCAGCAACATGTCTTGCATCCGCCACCCAGCCATCACTACGACGATCTCTATCGGGGAACGACTGGTCGACTTGCTCACGAAACTGCCACCCAGCCTTGCATAACTTTGGGGTCACTTTTTAGGCTTGCCTACTGTCATGCCTTCAGGCAACGGCTCGCTGTATTCCCATTTTTCAATATAAGCGCCGAAACCATCTGAATCATCTCGCAAAAGAATTGTTCCCCAATTTGGGCTAAAATCCTTAGGAGTCAATTCTGGATAAACTGCCATAACTTCGTCAAATATGCTCATTTATGCTCCTAAGTATTGTGCTATAAAATAGCCGTTTGCGTTGTTTGCGTAGATGTCTCTATTGCTTCCTGAAGTTTGAAAAGCAAAAATTTCCAAGTAATCGGTAGCCACTAAGTCGTAAATTGTGTTTATGAAATTTGATGGATAATAACCTTTATCAACTGCTACACTTAACGCACCTGTAGAAACTCCATTTTTGTAAAGATACGCAACGCGGTCTGTTCCGGCAGTGTTATCATCCCACTTAAACAAGCCCATAATCAAATATTTTCCATCTTTACCAGTTGGGATTGTAATTCTAGAAGTATTGGTCGATGTACTGTGAAAACCATCTGTATCAAAATTTTCAGCATCCCAAGTAATAGCGGTTGCTGTTGAATTTGGAATAGATTGGGTATTTCCAGATTTAAAGCAACTTACTCCAACAAATCCAGAAGCTGCCGGAGATGACCATTTTAAGCCAGTTGCAGCTGTAGAATCAGCCGTTAATACCTGACCATTTGTGCCAACCGCTAAGCGGGCAGGTGTATCTGCCGCACTTGCCGCAATCAAATCGCCTTTCGCGTCAACGATGGCATTTTGAATTGCATTTGAATCATCTTGTGCGACCCAGGAAAAGTCCATGTCTGTTCCTGATGCCTTAGCAAGCACTTGTCCGGTTGTGCCGCCTTTAAGATCAACTAGCGAAGCATCGATGCTGTCGCCAAGTAGTTCAATGGCTGTAGCGCCATCTTTTACAAGGTCAGTCGATACAGGTACCGACCAGCCAAAGTTGGGTGTTGTTGTTGGCATTATGCCACCGCTCCAATCGCGTTAAGCCAAGTCAGGGTAGGACTTAGGGTGTTCCAAGCTTCTGCTGGGTTTACAGATTCCCATTTTACAGCAACTTGGCTGAAATTGACCGGAGACGCATTGAGCGTAATGGTCAAATTATTTAGGCTTGCTCTAAATGTCCAGCCTTCGACGTATCCTTCAAATGAGCCTTCTGAGATATTTGGAGGCAGGTTTTGTATCCATACAGGAAGTCCAGTAAATACGTTTATTAGGGCATCACGATCTGAATCGTCAATTTCTGGATTACCCAACTCAAAGGTAATGCTTTGGAATCTTGGATATGGCTGAGAGCGTAGGGCTATAACTCGGTCTGCGTACAGTTCGGCATCTGCGGTGTCCTTGATACTAGATAAGAAGGCTTCTGCGTAAGTGCCATAATCTGTGATGCTTTGAGCATCTTCGGCTGTGTAAACACTATTGCCATTATTGCCGTAAGTTATAGCAAACTTATTTCTTAGGTCGCCTGCTCGGGTAGAAACTGAAAGACCAACGCCGTTAGCGTGGTTTGCGTCTAGGGTGGTGTAGCCATTGGCTGCTAGATAATCTTGCCTGTGAGTGCTATCTGCATAGCCTATGTTGCCGTTCGAATCCTCGTAGAGCAATCCCAAAGCGCTAGTAGCAATCGCAGCACATAGACTGTAAAGGTCGGTTTCGTTGCTAGAACGAGCAATCATTAGGAAATCACCTGGGCGGTCAATTTCACCGAGCCCTAGATTTAACGCATTAGCCCAAGTTTCTGTAGGGTTGTAAGTTGCCCATGTCTGAGCTGCTGGAACATCTTGCCATTCGCCCAAAAGGAAGTTATCTAAAAGGCTGTAAATCTGGTCTCCATCTTGATCCTGTGCCAATATTCCGGCATCAATTATCTTGGTTAACTTAGCCAAAGCTCCAAGAGCTGTAATGTTAATGATGGTTGTAAATTGAAGGTTGCCTGAGCGATTTACTGCTGTGGTGAAATCTGAGATAGTGCCGCCAAAGATAGGCACAAATGTTCCTATGCTGTTAGTTACCTCGATGGTAATGCTGGTTCCTACAGTAAAATCATAGGCTACGTTATTTACATTTAATAACTGGACTTGGCAATACCCGGCAACTGGCTGGGAATTAATGTCTGTGCGCCCGCTGGTTATTGTGAGATTAGCCAGGGTTACATCTGTTAATTCAACGGCATTTACTAGAACCTTATAGGTCGGGGTATATGCGGTCATGCGTAGATTCCAGCGCCGCCCAAGGTTCCTCGAGCTGATGAATCGTTAAGAAGTGAAACTATCTGGCGAGCAGTAGATTCAGGATCGATAGCCCCATTGACTGTAATGCTAGTGGTTCTGCCTTGAGCAAATGCTCTTAGGCGAGCATCCGAATCTATGATTTCAGGTGAAAGGGATAATGCTGAGGTGCTAGATGGAGTGGTAAATGCAGCGTTTGTAAATGTGGCTCCGCCCGATGGTGAGGATGCTCCAAAGAAATTACCTACGGCGCTGCCTGCGCTCTTAATGGCATCAATGATGCCTTTGATTGTGTTGTAAATCTTGGTTATTTTGTCAACAAATGATGCAAAGGTGCTGATGAGCCCAGCGACAATCTTGCCTAGAACTGTAAATGCCCCACCTAAGATTTCACCTAAAACTGGAGCCAAAGTATTACGAGTAAAATTGGCGATGTTCCTAATAAGATTATAGAAAGGTTGCAATTCATCATTATTTGCGGCTAATGAATTCTTAACCGAATTAAATGCGTTTCGCAGGCCGTCTAAAATCGGCCCGAATACTTTGACTACAGGCTGTAACTTATCGCCTATATTGCTAGTAAATGCTTCAATGGCAGGAACGACTCGATTTACGATTAGTTCAACCAATGGCGTAATAGCGGTAAGGATAAAGGCGCCTACTGTTTCCTTGCCTTCATCAAAGGCTATCTGCAATCTGGTTAATTTGCCTTGGAATGTGTCTGCCTTGGCTGATGCCTGGTTCTCGAAAGTATCCGCTAACTTGGCAGTAATTGCATCCATGTCCATAGTCTTAAGCTGAGCGGCTGTTAGTCCGATACCCAACTTAGCCAATGATGCTGTCTGACCTTCTGCTGCCTTTGCTAAAGCGTTAGTTACAGTCTCTAGGGATTTACCCGATCCTGCTGCTACATCGATGGCTACAGCCTGTAGCTTCTGCGCCTTGTTTAAGTCTCCTGTGGCACGAGATAGACGTTCTAGTGATGGACGAAGTTCATCATCGGTAATGCCTACAGCTAGTGAGGTCTTGGTTATGTAATCTTCTGTTGCCGATATTTGGGCTTCTGTAGCGCCTGTGACATTCTTAAGAGTAAGGGCTAACTTGGTCTGGGCTGCTGCGTCTTCTATGGCTGATTTAACGCCATCGATGGCTAACTTGCCTGCATAGGCTACGGCTGCGGCTCCGGCGGCTGCAAAGGCTAGCCCAGCCTTCTTGCCAAAGTCTGAGACCTTATCGCCAAAGGTAGAAACGTCTTTATCGGCTGTCTTAAGATTCTTAGTGAAGTTATCAACATCGGCAAGAAGCTTGAGCGTTAATGCTCTAGTACCTGTAGCCATTAGCCCCACTCCTTCAATACCTTAGTAAATGATTCAGTCCATCTAGCAACTATCTCAGGTTGAATCCTGCGAAGCGTTGGATAGATAAACCAACCCTTAGAGCCTCGACCTTGACGGCCTGACCACACCGGGAACTGCTTAAACTTGTTAGATCCGAATTCTGAACCGCCCCAGATATCTCTAGTGGTCGCCCCACCTGAGAACTTCTGAGAAGCAAAGCCATAAGTAATCTCACCAATGCGGCTGGACTTCTTAACCCTAGAACCATCTGCGATACGTCCGGCAACTTTGCTACTTTGTAGCGACTTTGCCTTCTGGATAACTTCTGCTCTAGCGAATTCAGCCAAAGCGCCTGACTGACGCTTGGCCTCATCGTTAGCTTCTTCACCCATATTCTTAAGCGCCTTAAACACTTGGCGCAATTCAGTCTGGTCAAGTGCTACGAGTTCACTTGCCATTTCTCTGCTCCAATATCTCTACAGCTGTAAGAATGTCCTCGGCAGTTTGCCATTGATCCATAGGGATTTGTGTGGCTATTGCCAGTTCCACCAAGAGTCGGCTTACGCTTCCTCTTGGATGGCTTTTGGGTCTCCTTCACCTACTTCGACGTCTGCGACTGATTCCATCCAGACCTCAAGCGGCTTGGTTGGCTTCCCGCCTGCATCACGCTTCATGGCGCTGTGAGCGACATAAAGAATGTCCCACATCCCGCCGAACTGAGCGATGACCTTTTTAGTTGTCATCTCCCAGCGGGCGTAATCTGGAGGACGAACCATGTAAGTGGTTTCGGATCCATCTGTATATTTAATTGTTATCTGCTGTTGCATTGTTTGCTCCCGTTTCTATTTTTTAGCTGAAGGTCTCTGTGACCGCGCCGTTTGACACAAGGAAAGTATAGGAGACAGTCTGTGCATCCATGCCTGCGCCACCTACTGTTGGGTAAGAAGGCTTGATTGGGAATGAGAAGACTGCACCTGTAGCAGCTGTAAGGCTGATGGTGATATCTGTGTCTGGTGCTGAGTCGCATGCTGTCCAGAGCGCTTCGCATACTGAGTTAGCCTTGCCCCAGTCTGCAAGCATGTCGAGCTGGAATGTCGCTGTGACGTTGGTTGTCTTGTAAGCCTCGCCATCGAGTGTTTGATAGGTCTGACGATCTAGAACCTTTGTCAATACTGCGTTGGTTGCCTGTGCCTCGATATCTGTTCCACCTGTGAAAGATAGAGAAATATCGCGACCTGTGATTACTACAGTTGCCATATTATTTTCCTTTAGTTTGTTTGTGTATAGTAGGTAGAAACTCTGATATC